CTGACATTTATCGGGCAATCATCTGGCAGCTGGTTGTTTACGCTTTCCACTAATTCGCTGACCCAGTGCGGGACTCCTTCTGGACGCTTCACCGCTTTGCCTTGGTATTCGATCCCGTGGATGTGCTCCAACAAACGAGTAGCCAAGGTTTCATTGTGTGAGGTTACGTTGGTCTTAACCTCTCCCCCTTCGGTCTTGCTGCTAGAAAGCTGGTTGAGCTTTGCCCTTATCTGTTTGGGTGAGGGGAAGTTGTCTATCTCCTCAGTCAATTGCCCCAACGCTTCAGTCATCAAGGCCACGCTTTCTCTGGAGAACGCCTGATAGTGTACTTTTCCTAATTCCACCCAGTCCCGTTTCTTGAACGGATGCAGAGCAAACCACTGGTCATAGAGTGCTGTGAAGTCGTGTTTATCCATATTTTTCCCCTGATTGGTAGGATATTACAAGCCGTGAAATATCCTATTTGAGTGCGGCAGTTGATCGCTTTGGCGGTGAATGTTGCGGGCCGCAAGCAAGCGACCTGTCTCTCATGCCCCGAGGGGAGGCTGACGCTGCCGCTCGCCTGCCTGAATCACCCGCTCGGCAATGTTACATCAAAAGGGGATGTCTTCCTTCCAGTCCTCTTCTTGTGCAAGAGGAGCCTTGAACGCTGGCTGATCATCGGCCTCGGACCGAGATTGTGGCAGTTGCAGTTTCCCTTTGAGCGTGGGCGCTCTGGGGTTGTCGCTGTCGTTCTTCCACAAGGCCACTTCGTATTCGGTGCCGTTGATGGTCGCTTTGCCTTTCAGTATTGGAGCTTTGGCGTTGGTGCCGTCACTCTTCCACAGGCTTATCTTCAATTCGTTGTCGTAGCTCATAGGATCTCCAAAATGGTGGTGGTTAGCGCTGACGTGATGACAGCAATGACAATGACGATGGCAGAGTCTTTCAGGTTCATGCCAAACAAGCCCTCTGTGGGCGTTATTTCGACGCTCTCCGGCGTTTTCTTCACGGGGGAGGGTGTTGGTATAGGGTCGGCAATCTCCAAGCCGATGTTGCGGGTTTTAATTATCTCGAACCTGCGGTGATCCTTCCTGCTGCGTTCAACGTAACCTCTTTGGCAAAGGTTGCTGATGGCGTAGCGTGTTTGCTTTGGCTTCATTTCTGAACCTCTGGCGATCAGCTGCTGCCTGATGCCGTGATATGCCATTGGGCCATGCTCTTCCAGGATTTCGTAGATGTCTCTACTAAAGCCGAGTCTTGGTTTTCTCATTTGGGATTCTCCACTTTTCTAATTGCTGATCGGATGTTGCTAGGAAGCTCTGCCCATACTGCTAGCTTCATATCACTGTCTTGGCGCAGTTCATCGAGCAGTTCTTTCATGCCTGCGTGATCTTCGGCGGAAGTGGCTTCCGTGAGAAGGGAAATGTAACTAGTTCGTTTTCCCTCATCGACCTTGATGCCCTCCTCTTGGATGACAGTCTTGGTGACTGATTGCGGCTTTCGGCCAGTAGTGTTCTTTGCCGCCGCATTGCCATCATCGTCCTCATCTGCTGCTACACCGCAAGCCATCGCCAGAGAGTAGCGCTTGGCATAGGTTAGGGCCGAGCCAAAGCCGTGAGCATTCTCCCTGTCGATTGGGACGGGAACTGGCCCTGTGGATAACTCTTCCCCGTGACCGTAGAAGACAGTCTCTACAGCTATCCCATGATCCATGGGTACAGATTTTTGCACAAAGGCTATACCGTTGGCGTTGAGCGCTGGCTTTACAGCGTCAATCACGCTCTTCAAAGATGCAAACTTTGCGTTCTTGAAGGCAGGGTTGGTTTGGTCAAATACCGCGTGGGACATTTGTGACTGCGCCTTCACGAGTGCGCTAATCAAGGTTAGTTCTGATGCCATTCATCAATTCCTTTAGTTGGGTTCTTAGGTACTCGTGACGCTCTACCGAGTTTCTTGGTAAATCACAGTTGCGGATATTGTCCACAACCTGCGAGATTGGTTTGGCGACCAGTTCATCGTCTGGCCCATCGGTCATTAGTTCAGACTTAACGCGACCCATGAGGAACCTCCGTCACGCAGCCAATCTGATAGCCACGGTGGTAGATAAACCACTGGCCCGATTCGTTGCAGTCCCAGATGTCGGCAGGGACATAAGCACCGTTCTGATATTCGCGGATCTCCCAATGGAAGTTTTCAGCCCACCACTTTTGAAGGTCTGCCATGTCGGCTCGGCTTTCACTAACTAACCCGTTCTCAAAGGTCTGGTATTCGTCCATGCCGTACCAGTGCAGGTTAAAGTTGACGTGGTTGTTTTTAGGTCTGCCAAGATCGCAGTGAGGGCAAAGGATGAAGCCTCTGCCAGAGTCTCGGAAGTCCACCATGTCTGACTTGCAGGTTGGGCAGGTGGTTTGGTCTATGTCATCGCCCCAAAGTCTTTGGAACTCTGGGTCAGCTTCGATTGGTCTATCAGGTACAAGCATGATTCCTCCTTGGGCCGCTTACGCGGCTCGGATGATTGGGCACATGGAGAAGGAACCCCAAGGCTTGATGGTTTCAACACCGTCGATGACGAGGATGCCGCAACGCTTGGACTCTTCCATCTGCGTTTTGACTGTCACGAACTTGGCAGATCGCTTCAGCACTTCAGCGGTCACGATGGTGTTGTGGTCGCAAGCGCTTCGAGTGGTGTAGGTGTTTCCGGCTTCAAATTTCATGTTTCGTTCTCCTGTTGTGTGAAGCCATAATAAACTATTGGTGTACCCATGCAAGCACTAATGTAAACTTTTTTTGTATTATTGTTCTTGCAAACTGCTGGTGTATCTGTACTGTGGACGGAATGGAAACAGAAGCATTCAAAAGAGTCGTCGAGATTGTTGGGTCAAAGGCTGAGATAGCCCGGCAGTGTGGGGTCAGCGGACAACATATTCAGAAATGGAAAAGCCAAGTACCGGCTGTCCATGTGATAAAGTTGGAAAAGTTGACAGGTGGAGCGGTTCGACGCGAAGAATTGCGACCAGATGTTTTCTACGATTAGCGGTCAGTCCCTCCTTCCCTCCTCCCTCCCCTGTTGTTGTGAGGGGCTGGCCCTTTTTATTTGCTCCACTTCGGTGGCAGAGGCGTGTACGGAAAAGCGTACGGGTGCGGGTGGTTGACCCGTTGAGCAGAACGACCAAAAGACAATTTGTTTGAAGCTGGGCGCTGTAGTAGGGAGCGCCAAATGGAACACTCGTTGATGGTGGCATAAAAACCCTCTCCCCCGTTTTAATATGGGCAGAGAGGTGGGCAGCGTTTGAGCCAGCGCAGAAATGGTTGAGTGGAAATACAGCCTAACGATACAAACAAATCAAGTATGGGCCACCAAACCCCTACTAAATGTCATCTGTGGGAGAGAGAAAATGGATAGAATGGATCAGATCCTTGACCGACTCAGTCAACGTATAAACGAGTGGGAGGGGGCGAGTAAGGAAGCAATTGAAGCAGAAACCAATTTTAAGAGCTTTGAAGCTAGCAGCCAGAAGGCGCACATGGATGCAGGGGCAAGCGCTGCTAAGGCGCAAACAGAAACCAGATCAAGCGGAGAGTGGGCCAACCACTACCGAACAGTCCAGCAAGCCAGTCTGAAGGCTGAGACACTCAAGAAGAAAATCATGCTTGGGCAACTGGCGTTTGATGCTGAACGAACCAAGCAAGCCAACCAGCGAAGGATCGTCTAATGATACAGGGAAGCGAAGAATGGCATCTTTCCAGAATTGGCAACTTGACCGCAAGTAGATGCCATGAGGCTGTCGCTAAGACCAAGAGTGGATATAGCGCATCGCGCCAGAAATTGATGGATGACCTTGTGAATGAAAGGCTTACGGGTGAGCGCAGGATAATAATGCCAAGCCCAGCGATGCAATGGGGCGTAGAAACAGAGCCGTTGGCTCGCCAAGCCTATGAATTAATTAAGGGTTGTGATGTATGCGAAACTGGCAGTGTACCCCACCCACTAATCGAAGAATCAAGCGCAAGCCCTGACGGATTGGTCGGGGATAACGGGCTGATAGAAATTAAATGCCCGAATACTACAACGATGGTTAATACAGTTATCAGAGGCGACATTCCAGAAAACTACAAGACGCAAATGATGTGGCAACTTGCTTGCACGAGGCGCAAATGGGGCGATTTTGTGATGTACGACCCTAGACTTCCTGATGAGCGCAACATTTGGATAAAGAGATTTTCGCCATCTCAAGAAGAAATTTTGGCGCTAGAGCTGCAAGTAATAGATTTTTTGCATGAAGTACGGGAAAGGGTAAATATGTTTAAACAGACCATAGACGCAAACTACAAAGCCCAGTTGTGAAGTCGAAGAAACAAACCTCAGCAACTCTTCGCGCCAAGGCATTGAAGACATTGCAGAAACTTGCAAGAATCAGCGCGGCTGACGACAATGGATACTGCAAATGCGTCAGTTGCGGGAAGCTCGACCATTATAAATGTATGCAAGGCGGCCACTGGCTAGCCAAAGGCTCATCCTCGCGGTGGGCGCTAGAGGAGCAGAACGTTAACCCTCAGTGCGGCGGGTGCAATCTTCACGGTATGCGCTATGGGTCAGCGGCTCAGGAATATACAATCTGGATGCAACAATGGTACGGGCATGACACCGTTGAGCACATGTTGGCGACCAGAAGAGATCCAGTGAAGTTCTACAAGCAGGACTACATCGAGATGATTGCCGATTGGGAAGAGCAAATAAAAGCCCATGAAAGACGCTTGGGGGAGCGTGGCAGATGAGATCCCCCAGGGTTGTAGCGCAAGACATGGTGAAGGCTATGGACGCAGCAGCCAAACAGGTCTGGGACTCTGAACCAAAGAATGAATCGGATGAAAAGCTGAAGGCATTGGTTTTTGCCCATGTCTGCAATTCGTATTCAAGAAGAGGGGGCTATGGCAAGACCGATCCTACCTGATCCAGAGGTGTTCGCAGTAGAGTTTGAGGCATTGGGCGCGACAAATATGGCGGCCAAGTACAACGTCTCGGTCAGAAACGTGTTTGCCAAGCGCAAGCGGGTTGAAGGGATGTTGGGCAGGACTCTCAACGTCCCTGCGCACCTATCCAAGACTAACGGGCCGAGAAAGGCAGTTCGTCAGACG